GGTCTTCCGTCTCGCATCGAAAAGGTAACGCCCAGCATGGACTTTCTTACAATGCTTAAAATTGGTGTGGATTCTTCCGACGCCAAAAAAGCATCCAAAGATGTTGCAGGGATGGCGGATGCTGGTACCAAAGCCAGCGCCCGCATGAAGCAGTCTATGTCGGACGTTACCGACACGATGCGTAGAACCGCCACTGATGTAAACGACAGCAGTCGTCGCATTGAGCGCCAGTCGCGCCAAGCCGTAAACAACCTTTCGTACCAGCTGACTGACATTGGCCAGATGATGGCCGTGGGCCAAAGCCCTTTCATCATGATGATGCAACAGGGTGAACAAACTGCGGGCGCTATGCGGGACCTTTCGCGCAGCGGCGGGGTCATCCATGGCCTTAAAGCAGCTATCGGTACGATTGTAAATCCAGTCAGCCTCGCTACTTTTGCTGTTATCGGCCTTGGTGGCGCAGCCGTTCAGTGGTTCACAGCTGCGGGTGAAGAAGCTGAAAAACTCGAAGACACTGTAAAAGACCTAGGTAACACGTTCTCTGAGTACAACGGGTTCCTTGAAGCGTCCCTCGCGCCTCTGGACGAATTGACTGAGAAATATGGTCAGGCGACGGCGGCGGGTCGTGCGTTGCAAGAGCAGCTGGCTGAGAACGCCCGTTTGGCGTTGGAACAAAAGACAAACAAAGTTTTTGAGGACGCCGCAGGTTCCCTGACGGATAGTTCCGTGCTTAAGGGCCTTCAAACGACCCAGATGGCGGACACTTTCGAGTTGGAACGCCCCTTCATGGTGTTCTCTGAAAGCGCCCGTGAAGCCCGTGAAGAAGTTGACGCCCTCGTACAGGCCGTAATGGACGCCCAGCTGGAAATGCTCAAGGCCGATGGTATCGATGCGCAGGTTGAAGCGGCCCAGAACATGCTCACGGCGTATTCCGCAGCCGCCGACGCGTCCGGAAGCCGTAATGAAGAAGAAACTCAGTTCATTACGCTTATCGGCACCACCCTAGAAAGCCTTATCCAGTTCCAACAGCTGGAAGAAAAACGTCTTGGCACCTCCACGAAAATCCGTGAGGGGTATGAACAGTATTACAACTCACGTGTGCAGGGCGAGGAATACCTCAAGAACGCCGAGGACGCTAAACTGACGGCCATGGCCAAGCAATATGGCTGGATGGCAGCGACCCGAATTGAAGGTCAGAAGATTGGCGAGGAGGCTGCGGCTCTTCTCTTGACGTACCAACAGGAACTCGCTGTAAAAGAAGCTACTCTCCGCCACGGCGAAGGCAGCTACGAAATGCTTGCGGCCCAGTGGGAAATCGAGAAACAAGCACTCAGCACCAAGTTGCAAGCTCTTGGCGTGTCCGAGGAAACCGCATCGTCCATCGTGGAAGCTGCCCGTGCGGCGGCAATGACTTCCACTTCTGCAGTTGACCTTACAAATAACCTTGGAACCGCCGTGGGTCAGGCTTACGCCCTCCGAGCGGCTTTGTTGGCCGCTGATGCGGCTATTTCGTCCATGGGTGTAGACATTTCGCGTCGCATCGCCGTTGTTAAAGCCAAAAACCTTGCTCTACAAGAAGGCACAAACGCTGCAACTGCTGGTGAAATCGCGCTCCTTAAGCAGAAGGCTAAAGAAGAAACTGCGGCTCTCGTTAAGGGCGGTGCAAGCATTGACTTGGCTGTTCAGAAAACTCAAGTAGTTCGCGACCAGATCGACGAGCTCTCAGGCCTTCTCACGACAGGCGACAAGATCGAAGAGGGTATCCGTGCGTCCAAGGCGGCAGGGACAAAGGCATCCAGCGCTGCAAGCAAGGCGGCTAAAGCTGCTGCAAAAGAGGCGCGTGAACTCGCGGACGAAATCCAAAACCTCGAATTTGATGCTGACCCCCTCAAGAAATACAACCACGAGCTTGAAAACCTACAGAAACTTGCCGCTAATGGCCTTAGCGACGGGGCTTACAAGCATGCCGTGGAAGAGCTGAACAGTGAGCTGTTGGACAGTGTGCCAATCGTAAATGACGCGGCTGAGGCTTTTGCGGACTGGGCGATGTCCATGTTCCAAGACTTTGAGTCTGCTAAGGACTTGATCCTCAACTCGCTCAAAAACATGATTCGCGAAATGTTGATCACTGTGGCGCGTAACCGAATCTTCATCCCAATCACTGCGGGCCTCACGGGCGGGGGCGTCGCGGGGGCGGCTGGCCAGCTGACGGGGGGTAGTAGCGGGGGTGGTCTACTCGGTACCCTGACTGGCGGCGGGGGCGGCGCGGCGGGCGGCGGCATACTAGGTAGCCTAGGCGCGGGATTCAGCGCTCTGACTAGTGGTATTGGCGCTGGCCTGAGCATGTCCTTGGGCGGTCTTATGTCTGGCGGCATCGGTGGCATGACAAGCGTCATTGGTACACAGTTGGGCGCTGCAACTGCTAGTGTCGGTGCTTTCGGTGCTGCTTTGGGCGCGGTCGCGTTGCCCTTGGCTGCTGTCGGGGCGGTGTTCAGCTTCTTTAAGAAGAAGACTAAAGAGCTTGATGCGGGTCTTCGCATTACTGTAAACGGCATGGACAGCCTAATTGAGTCGTTCCAAGTTATTCAGACTAAGCGCTTCTGGGGCCTCAGTAAGAAGGTTAAAACCCATTACTCCGCTCTGGCGGATGAAGCTGCGTCTCCGATTGTTTCAACTATCGAGGACATCGCCAATAGCGTGATGACCATGGGCGAGACTTTTGGCTTTGCTGCAGCGAACATTGATCGTGCCAAACTCACTGTTAAAATCAGTACTAAGGGCCTTTCTGACGAAGAAATCGAAGAAGCGATCACCGAAGAAATGACTCGTATCGGTGACGTGTTTGCTGACGCGATTGTTGGCAACTTTGAAGAAGTGGTGCAGTCCAACCAATACGCAGTGCAGACGGGCCTTGAGAAGCTGTTCGGCATCCCCGCTGATCTGTTATATTCGGCTGGGCAAAAAGTGTCTCACGTGAACGAAGAGTTTGAGGCCCTCAAGAAAGAAGGCGAGGGTTCCTACGACGCCCTTTCCCGTCTCGTGAACAGCATCACGCTGGTCAACACTGTGCTGGACACGTTCGGTAACGAACTGCTGGAAGTGTCCCTGCAAGGGGCGTCCATGGCCAGTGATTTGGCTGACCTCGCGGGCGGTCTGGAGGCTTTCAACACTGCGACGTCCCTGTACTACCAAACTGTGTATAGCGAACAAGAGCGTGTGGCCAAAACTGCTGAGCAACTTGCCGAAGTCATGGGTGAATTGGGTTACGCAATGCCCGAAACTCGCGCACAATACCGTGCAATGGTGGACGCGCAAGACCTCACAACTGTAGCGGGCCGTGAGATGTTCACTGCGTTGGTGGCCCTTGCCGCACAAATGGACACGGTTCTCCCCGCATTCGATAGTCTGACAGAAAAGCTTGGCGCTCTCGTGGCACAGGCTGTTTCCGACGTGTTCGACCCACTGACGGACCAAATTGCTGCCTCGAACCAAGCGGCGACTGAGGCCAGCCAGTCCGCGACAGAGTTCTTCCGTCTGGCGGAGAGCCTGCGAAGTGCTGCAGATGGCATCGGTGGCGTACGGGACGCGTCGGACCTAGCGTCGGCGGGTGCGAAGTACGCGTCTCAGCTGTCTGCTGCTCTTTCAGGCGACGTAGATGCACTAAGTAGCCTTGGCGCTTCGGGCCAGTCCCTTGCAACAGACAGCGCTGATTTCGCGTCCACTAGTGTTGATCTTCTGCGGATCGAGGGCACTATTGCCAATCAGCTGCGTCAGAGCGCGGCGGTTGCCGAATCTCTCGGCCTTGGTGCTGACTACCAAGCAATGTTGTTTGAGGTGCAGACTGCTGCGCTTGAAGAACTGCGCGACATGCTGGAGACTGGTAATGCGACCGAGGAGTTGCTTAACGAACAAGTGACTGTTCTGAATTCTCTTAAGGATCAGATCGTTGCAAGTACACAGCTACAAATCGCTAAGGCTATTGACAACACTGGCACCACTGTTGCAGCGTTGCTTGACGGCAATGGTCAGGTCATAGGTGCTCTTTCATCCGAGGGTGCTCTTGCTATCGCGGCTCTGCGCGAACAAACTGCGGCAACCACCACTTCTTACCTTACTTCATCCTACGGGATGGCAACACAAATTGTAGAAGCACTCGACGCAAACAATGACGGGTTGCTTTCGTCACAAGAGGCGCAGGCTGCGCTGTTGCTCAGTGGTTACGTAGAAGCTCTAGCGGGTGTAAGTGCATCCGTGGACTCGAATGGACGCACTACTGTTCAGCAAATCCGCGACTCACTACAGGGTAAAGCATCGGATGCTGCAATTAACGCCGTTGTAGGGGCAGTTGATCGTAACAAAGATGGTGTCGTGTCCGCCGAAGAATTAATGGCGTCCCGTCTGTTGTCCAATATGGACCAGACGACGCTACAGCAGATTGCGGCTTTGCGCGAGCAAACTGCAGCGACTACCACTGCATATCTTTCGGCTTCCTTGAACTTGGCAACTCAGGTGCTTGACGCACTTGACGCTAACATGGATGGGGTTGTTTCGGCACAAGAGGCTCAAGCCGCTTCGATCGTGAGCGCGTACGAAAGCACGGTGTTCGCCCTTGAGACAGCTATCAATAACAATGGTCAGATGACTGCTCAACAAATCCGCGAGTCCCTTGCAGGCAAGGCATCCAACGCGGCGATCGAGGCTGTAATCAACGCGGTTGATCGTAACAAGGATGGCGTGATTACAGCGGAAGAAGTTGCTGCAGCGAGGATGCTGACCACGATTAGCCAAGGCACCCTGCAACAGATCACTGCTTTGGCCAACCAAAACGCGGTCTTTGGTAATGCTATCACAGGGCAAACAGGTAGCATAACGAACACACAGAGCCTGACCAATGACCAGCTTAGCGACGTTAAAAACTTGCAGGGCGAAACAGTAAGCATCACTGAGTTGGTTGAACGCGCAGTCGCGGGCAACGAAACACTCACATCTGCGCTCTTGACGCGGATGAACGTGGGTATCAACGTTTCGGGCGTGTCGGGTATGGTTGCGGGTCTTGACCAGCTATCCAGCCTTGTTGGTCGCATTGTTGCAGCGCAAGAAGCCCAACTAGCAGCAGCAGAAGCCGAGGCAAACCGTCAGTCTGCTCTTCGCGAGGCGCAAGCGGCTCTTGAGTCTAGCGTTGGTACACAAAGCCAGCTGATTGAACAGGTCAATCAAGCTTCTGGCTCGATCATCGGTTTGGCGCAGAAATACGGCGTGTACCTGAATGCCAAATCCGGCCCCGTCCAAATGTCCCAGACGGCTTCTTTCGGCGTGAACGATCAAGGTCTTTTCGAGGGCAAGTACAACCAAATTAGTTATTCGGGCAGTTCCAGCAAAGCTCGTGACTTCAAAAACGAGTTTTATGGCGACGGCGGTTTGTACAGCCAGACCTATGGACAAGCGGGTGAGCTTAGGGCTTTAGCAGAAACGATTGAAGCCCGTCGCCAAGAAATCATCGACCTAGGTGGTGTTCCCGCGTTCATGGATGGTGGTTCCCACATGGGTGGGTACCGCATTGTAGGTGAGAATGGTCCTGAGCTAGAGAAGACGGGGCCGAGCCAGATATCGAACGCTAAGAAGACGCAAGACATCCTCAGCGCAGGGACAGACACGTCCAACCTCGAACAGGGTCTCTCAGAAATTCGCCGCGCTCTCTTGGCCGTGATTAAGCACACCAAGCGTGTAAGCGATCGAGTTGACGCTTGGGACAACGTTGGCCTTCCGGACACAAGGGTTTAAAAATGTACATTATTCCACCCATGGCGGTCAACGATGCGGTTTTGGTTTCATCCAACGTTGTCGAAGACGATGCTCCGGTTTACAGTGCTGCAACCACATATGCGGAAGGCGACACGGTGATCTTTGAACACTCCGTGTACGAAAGCTTGGTAGATGGTAACGTTGGGCAAAACCCGCCTACTGTTTCTACTAGTTGGCTACGCCTTGGGGCTACCAACCTTTACAAAGCTTTCGACCAGCACCTTACGGACCGTGTTGTGAACGCAGGGTCCATCACTTACACCATTGCACACAACGGCGAGTTCGTCAGTGCCTTGGCGGTGTTTGGACTTGCGGGTTCTACGCTGGAAGTGGAAACAGTGGACCCTGACGCGGGCACCGTCTTCTCCGAGACGTATACTCTTCTGGATGAAACAGGCGTCGTGGACTGGAGCACTTATTTCTTCTCCCCTATTGGGGTGCAACGGCAGGAAGTAATCGAAATCGAAATCCCTCCATACCTCAACGCGGAAACGACAATAACGGTCACGGGTATCAGTGGAAGCGCCGAGTTAGGGCAGATTGTTATTGGCCGTCTTTTAGACATCGGCGTTGCCACTTACGGGGTGGGGCTTTCGCTCAAGGACTACAGTCGAAAAGAACGGGACGCTTTTGGCAACGCAATCATCGTGGAGAGGGCTTTCGCCCAAAACGTGGATTATCCCGTGGTGTTTCCTACCAATGCGACCCGCCGACTACAGAACACCCTTGCGGCATACCGTGCTAAGCCCGTGGTTTGGATCGGTGATACAGATGAAAGCCTTGGCACTATTGTGTACGGGTATTTTAACAGATTTGACATTTTGTTGCCCTCCCCTACGATTTCTGAGGCCACAATTGAAGTAGAAGGACTTACCTAATGGCTGCGCCTATCATTCCTACCCTTCCTCCGGCACCAAGCCGTCAGGACCCATCCAATTTTTCGGCAAAGTCCGACGCCCTGCTTGCGGCTTTTCCCAACTGGGTGGTGAAATCCAACGAGCTTGGGTCATGGATGAACACGACGGCGCTTTCTGTGGAAAGTCACCGGCTCTATGTGCAGAATAACGTGCCGCTGATGAATAATGCGGTGGCTGCGGCTTTGCAGGCGCTGGGGTATCGTGACACGGCCAAATCGTACAAGGAGTCTGCGGAGGCGGCAGAGGCCAAGGCGTACCGACACGCTCAAGACGTTGCGAGTGCCGTGGTTTACCAAGACCTCGCGTCTACAGCTCTTTCCAAGAACATCACAATGGTTGACGGGTGCATTGACACGTCGCCCAACCCGTCGCTTGCGGTGCAGCGCCGCACAAGCTGGTATAACGAAACGCTTGGGACCGCCACGCGGGGAACCCGTCGAGATATTCCGACGCGCAAAGTTGTGATTGCAGAGGCGAACAAGGTCACGATCTTTGATGGTGACGATCCAGCACTGCCTATGTGGATGGTTTTTGACAGAGGCACAACAGGCTCTACCTACCACATTCTTGAGAGTGGCAGTGTTTCTAGTGTGGTATCTCGAAACGGTTGGCTCGCTGTGGGCACGACAGCTAATGCTGTTCTCGTCCTGAATTTCGCAGCGGAAACAGCGGAGGGTTTCTGGACAGGTGGAAGGTTTATCTACACACGGCCTTTCTCTCAGAGGAACACCCTACTGAGCAGGGCAACGATATCTGGGAATAGCCTCCGCAGCAACGAGGTCCATGATGTTGCCATGACTGTCCTAGCAGACGCACCTATTGATCCAGCGTCAGGTCTTCAAATCCCAACCATCGCAGTGGCAACCACTGCGGGCGTCAGCGTTATTCTGAGCAGCGGCGAAGTCTTTGACATCTTCAATTCTGACACCAGCGACGCACGGTCGGTTTTCTTCCTGCGCGACGGTCGTATTGCATGTCAGCTTTACGACGACTCCAGAGGCTATCGGATTTTCGACATCCCGACTGCTGACGTTTCACAACCGCTGCATTACACAAAAGGTTCTGCGCTTGAATGGTACGAGAGCAACAAATCCACAAATGTCTCGCAAACAGGGGACTTGGAAACCATAGGCTCGGACGCTCCTGGTACGGCTTGGCCGCTTAAAATTGCCGAGGATGGGCACAATCTGCGCATTGGGAATTATGGTGGCTTGAGTACACTATCACGTGATTTGGTCCAGCCCGAAAAAGGTATGGTTGCATACACCACCCACGACTATGCGACGGGTTGGATGGTAGGCGACATCAAAGGAGCGTGGCTGTCGTCTACAGACGCCGAGCAACTGACAGGCGGGGAATTGATCGACACGAGCATTGGCCCCGCTGGCTCTAACTATCTCGCCAGAGGTACGCTTACCTCACTGGCAGATGGGTACTGGCGACTGGACGGAAACGATCCGGTGCCCGCTGTTGTTGCCTCAGAGGATGGTATCATCGAAGAAGGTCAGCATTATGTCGTGACTTTGGACGTTTCGGCCTTTTCCGGTGCCCAAGGTGCGGGCATCTCCATTCGCGAGTCTCACGCCCAAAACTCAAGTGTGTCCTCAGAGAACATATTCAATTCTGTCGGTGTGGGGAAATACGTGGCTTACATCACGGGGACGGGAAGAGACACGCTCACCGTGTTCTCGGGCACAGACGGTAGTTCAGCCACTTTTAAGATGTCTGTTAGACGGGCAGAGCGCGACCGCTCCAAGAACAAAAAGGGCCTGATCATTAACGGCGCGGTTTCTCTCGCTCCCGTTGCTGCTGGCGCTGAACTAATAGGGTATAGCGGTTTTAGTGGTGAGAATTACCTTGAACAGCCGTATAACCCTGACCTCGATTTTGGGACGGGCGATTTCTGTGCGATGGGGTGGGTACGAAGCGACACAACCGGCGGGTCAACTCAAGCCCTCCTGAAGCGCCTAGATAGCTCAGGCGTGGGCTTTAATATCGAACGAACTACTTCGGGGGGCGCAACTCATGTAAACAGCTTAAAATTGGGCTTGGTTACTAGCACAAAAAACCATCAATGGGCGCAAGGATTGCCCGACACAATAATGGCAAAGGGTGCGTGGTGCCTTGTGGGTTTAGCGCGCCAAAACGGAGAAGTGTTCTATATATTCAACGGCGAAATAATCCACCTTCTTGAAAGTGACGGAGACATTTCGGCTACGGACGCTGCTCCCGTTGTTATAGGCCGCGATAACGTGTCCTCAAATGATATGTCCATGGCGTTGTGGCGTATCGGGGCAACCGCACCCACGACAGAACAGCTCGCGAAAATATATTACGACGAACGAGCCGTGTTTTACCCTGACGCCAAGGTTACTTTGAACGGCACTTCCGACGTGGTGAGAGCAATGGACTGCGACGAGACAACGGGCCTTGTGTACGTGGGTACATCTGACGGGCGCTCTGACTTCGCAGGCCTTGTTCGCGTCGGGCAAACCGATACCCCAATTACCACAAAGATCGTCGCGCATGACGGCATGATTTTGGAGAAATAAGATGGTTGTAAGAGCTACAGATAAAGAGCGCTTTCTCCGCGCTGAACTGGCCGAAATCCGCGACTTCATGCGCCGCAAGACGCCTGACATTGTTCGCGCACCGATGTTCAAGAACCTTGTGACCAACGGTGGGTTTGACAGCGACACGGTTTGGTCGAAAGGCATGGGCTGGACGATCAGCGGTGGTCAGGCGAACAAGGCGTCAGGGGCTTTGTCTGCCTTGTCTCAATCGGGTTTACCTCTAACCTACGAGCGGAAATACCTTGTTTCATACGACTTGACTGTTTCTGGCGGAGGTGTGAACCCTCGTCTTGGCGTAAGCACCAGTTCAGGGAACATAGTTCCCCAGCAAACATCCGGGGGGTCTTTTGCTATCCCGACGCGAGCATATGGCGACGACAAGTCACTCTACTTTGTGGCAAGTGACAGTTTCGTAGGGTCTGTGGACAACGTGTCCATCTGGGAGGTTGACCCATCAGACAACGCGCCGTGGCTTCGTCTTCCCTACGGTCAAAGGGTCGGCAAGCGTGGGTTCATCTTCCGCGACGGGCCGCGCCTCATGTCGAACGAGTACGAGGAAATCTTTCAAGGCGACCAAGCGTTCATTAAGCCGCTGGTGGCCCCCGGCGTGAACACTGAGTTCGAAGTCTATTGCGGAATTGGAGCCTGACCATGGAGCCTATCATCAACGTAAAGCTTGGCAGTGCGCCGGTCACGCAAAGGGTGATCGAGACAGCCAAAGAGGCTTATATGAGCGCAAGGGGCTGGACGGCAGCCATGCGCGACGACGCGATGTCGGAGGATAATTTCGCCCGGCGCGGCTGGATGTCGGAGACGCCGAATTTCGACCGAATTCTTCCTGCGTTAGCTTCTTTCGAGAACGCCTTGGTCTGGACAATGCAGATCAATGCTTTCAACGCGTTACTGCAGGAGTACAAAACTGCTGAACAGCGTCTTACGCGCCACGTTTTGTCCGAAGGCCGTCCTGAAACAACGGAAGAAATCGAGACGGGTAAGTTCAATCCAGACGGGTCGCCGCATACTGAAACCGTGACGATATCAGGAGAAATCCCTCCTTTGCCCCCTACGATTGACGTGCCTGAATTTGACGAGGACGGAACGGAACGCGTTGTTGTGGTACCGAACCCTGAAATCGAACGCGACGAATTTGAACGTGCCAACGCTCAGCGTGTTCTGGACGAGGTGCCACCTCAAATCCACGCAATCCCCTGCATTTATCCCGAAGAACCAAATAAACTGACGGATTTTTTCATCGCCGTAACATGAGCGCTTACACCAACCTAGAAGCGTGGTACGACTACGTTGAGGGCATTAAGTACAGGTCCACCCGTCCCATAGTTTGGCACGTTGGCTTCTTGGGGTCAGGCTACGTTGTTGAAGTCCCATCAGGCGAGATTTTCGATGGGACGATACCTTGGTGGGCGCGTGCTTTTTTCAGCCCCCATAATCCCAAGTACTTAAAGGCGTTCTTGCTGCACGACTACTTGTTGCGCCTTGGTTGGGACCGGTTCAGTGCAGGGGCCGTGTTCCATGAAGCCCTCAAGGCAGAGGGTGTGTCGAAAACAGAACGTGCGATAATGTCCGTCACTGTTATGTTTTTCAAATACCAGTGAGAGGAGTCTCGATGGACTGGGGCAACATTATTGATCAAATGGGTGGAGGTCTTTCGGCTGTCGTAATCGCGGCGCTGGCTTTCACTGTGTACCGCAAAGATAACCAACTGGCAGCTAAGGACGAACGGTACATCGACCTTGCGCTGTCGACGCAGAAGGCCCTTTCAGACATGGCCGCTGCAATTCGGGAAAAGCGGCCATGATTATGTGGATAAAAAGTTTCTTCACGGGGTGTGAACGCCCCAATCACCGTAAAACTCGTGTTCAGGCGGCGCAAAGAGCCGTTGCCCGTGCACAAGACGACTTGTCAAAATTAGTATCGGAGGACCGCGAAAGAGTACGTGGAGCTTTCGAGTCTATGTTAGCTGTTAAAGGTACTCCTCATGATTGAAGTGAATTTCCTCCTTGCCATCGTTTGCGCCATAGGGGGCCTCCTTGTCCTTAGGGCGTACGCGCCTCATATTCGCTGGAAAACCCCCACACAGGCCGATTACATTGCTATGGCTATGGGCATTGCTCTGGTGGCGCACCTTAGCAGAACCGCCCACTGGGACATCTATTGGTACTTGTCGGGGGGCAACATCAGCAACCCCTATGTGAACGGCGTTTTGAACGTTGCGATCGTCGTTTCTGAATACCTTGCGCTGAAAGCAAGGCTTATGATGATCCCCAAGAAGTACCGCGACAACTACAACATCATCACTTGCGTCCGTTTTCCTCGCAAGGTCCGTATAACACTTAAGCGCAAGGACGATATAGAATGAGCTACACAACACGCGACCAACAAGCGCGCCTTCACGCCCTAGGGTACGACGCGGGGCCGATCGACGGGCTTAAGGGTCCCGCGACACGGGGCGCACTTCAACGGGCCTTAGGCGACCGAGGCGGTCGAAACGTTCATGACCTCTTTCACCCCTCTGGCTTGCACCGTGTCCATTGGCACTGGACAGCGGGTGCTTACGGTACCATAGCAATGGAACGCCGCGCCTACAATGGGCTGATCGACCAACACGGCAACCGCCACGATGGCGATTTTCGTTTCGAGGCGCAAGCGACCTACCGTGTTGGGCGCGCTGCAAGCCACACGCTGAACGCCAACACGGGTGCTATTGGCCTTTCATGTGACGCGATGGCGGGTGCGAAAGAACGGCCCTTTTCTGCGGGTTCTGCGCCACTTACAATGGACCAGCTGTGGGAAATGTGTGAGTGGACTGCTGAGCTTTGTTTCGCATACGACATACCAGTTTCGAGATACTCCACCCTCACCCACGCAGAAATTGAGCCAACCCTTGGCATCAAACAGCGCTGGAAATGGGACATTCGCTGGTTGCCTGACATGAAAGCAGTAGGCGGCGCAGTTGAAGTGGGCGACCGTCTCCGTGGCATGACCCGTGAGAAATATGAAGACTTAGGATTAGCGGCATGAATGAACTTTTGAACGACCACCAAATACTTGCGGCCATCACGGTCTACGCGCTTTTACAGCTGGCCGACGTGTACCTGACGCTTAAAGGACTACGGATGGGCGCGACAGAGGCCAATGGTATCATGGCGAAGATCATTGAGTTCTTCGGCCCGCTGTGGCCCTTCGTCAAACTCGCTATCGCGGGCTACGGTGTTTATACTTTCTGGCAGGAGGGCCTTATTTGGGCAATCTGGTTGGCTAACGTAGTTTATCTTCTTGTGGTCCGCCATAACTACAACGTGGTACGTGAAATGGAGGAACGGTGACATGTCTAGAGTGGCACTTTCCATAGCCATCGCGGCGCTAGTGGCGTGTATAGCCATGGGTACGCTGACGGCGTGGAAAGTATATGAGGCGGCGGAACTGGAGGACGAAATCGACCTCCTGAAAGAAAGCAAGAGTTCTCTGGAGACAGCGATAGCTAAGGCGAAATTTTCTGAGCATGTCCTCACTAACCGCATTAAACAGTCTGAGGCCCTGAATATTTCGGCGGCGGAGGACATTCACAAAATCCTACAAGCACAAGGAGAATGCCTAGATGCGAATATTGATCCTGATATTGCCGTTATTCTTAGCCGCAGGGGCTTGCGACCCACGGATCGAGTACCGGACCCTGAAAGTGGAAGTGCCCCCGACGCTTCTGGAGCCAACGCCGATTTCGGATCGGGAAGTGACAACTTACAGAGACCTAGCGGTTCTGGCGACAGAGCACCTGAATAGCGCTCAACAAGCCAACGCTGACAAGGCGGCGATTAAAACGATCCTCGACGATCAATAAGCAGAAGCCCGCGTCTTAACAACGCGGGCTTCTCTGTATTTAGGACTGTTGTCTTCCGGTCCACTCAACGCCGTCGCGTCGATCGAGCCTGTACGGCCCTAGAACCCCTTCGACCAAGTTGCGCTTCTCCACCAGCGCAGAAATCGCGTTCAATTCGGTCTGGCTGCAGTAGGGATCAAGGTAGAGGTTGGCCCAATCCTGAAAAGCCGTGGTGTTCCGCGCCTCGACTTGGGTACGGTTATCGAGTGAGAAGTTGTTCTCAAAGAAGAACATCGTGGCGCAACGATCTTCGGGCGACCCAGTTAGGTCGTGGCCGTATTTCATGGTGACCAAGTTACCAATCACCACGCGACAAGACGGGTCGTTGTTAAATTTCTTCTTCTCGGATACGTAGTCTAGCCCCTTCTTCTTCATGCGACCTGTGCTTAGGATGAACGCTGGGTTATACTTGGCCAGAACCTCCTCCAGCAACTCGCCGGATTGGGCGTAATGGTAAGGAATAACCACCTTACCCTTGATTTCGTTCTCCAGCAACATTAGAAGCGCTTTCATTTTTGGCGTCTTCTTAGGGTCCATGATTTCCACAGCTTCGCCCGCTTCGGTATATACGAAACCTGACGAAATCTGCTGCATCTTCATCAGCTTGCCCATCACCTGCTCAGCAATGATAGCTTCTTCCTCACCCTTCTCGGTCTCCACGATTGTAATGAGTTCTTGGTTCATTTCGTCGTAGTGTTTTTTCTGTTCGGGGGCCATATCCAAACGCATTTGGTAGTGTTCGGCCTTGGATTGAGTGCCCCAATCACGGCGCTTGGCCACGAAAGCCTTGCTGTTGATGTCAGCATTCAACTTATCTTCGTCCTTGGACCCCGTGACCTTACGCCCCTTAAACCCGCCCATCACGCAATACTTCCCACGGAATGCGTAATAGCTAAGGCCGTCGTACATGCCAATGAATTTGGCTTGCGAGAAGAAATCGGTGGGGCCTTGCGTCATAGGCAGACCCGACGCGACACGGGTAACTGCCACTTTGTCTCGGATTTGCATAGCACCCTTAGTGAAGAGGGATTCGCGGTTCTTGATGAAAATAGACTCGTCGGCAACCAAAAGGGTGCGTTTCGTCATAATGCTTTCTAAGAAGTCGAGCGTTTTGTCGTATTGCAACGCTTCATAGTTGACTGAAAAACTCAGAGCGCCCTTGGCGTCCTTAAAAGCCTTCTCCATCTTAGACAGTTTTTGCTGGTAATACGGGATCATGGGAACATCCACTCCGTACTTTTCGTTCTCCAGCGCCCAATCTTCCTTGTATTGGTTGGGACCCAAAACGATCATGCGTTCGAAATCGTACCCTTGACGAAATAACATGAACTCATTCAGTGCCGTGGGCGTCTTGCCCAGCCGCATTTCCATGTAGTGGCCCCATCCCCGCGTAGGTATAAACCCCTCGCGCAGGACGCGCATGTTTCCCTCGTCGTCTTTATGGTCTTTCAGGGCATACCCGTAAAACGAGCGACGCAGGGCCTCAAGTTGCACTTCGCGAGGGTCACCGCCAATGAGCCATTCTACTTCGGGTGCTTTAGTCATGCTTGGCCTCCAATGCGGGGTGCGACAAAAAAGCAACTTCTATGAGCCGTTCCTTCAAGGCCCAAGATTTAAACCTCATGGGTTCCCCCACGTACTTGAAAAAAGGCCACACCTCTTCTAGCCGCTCGTCGATGTCTTCAACTAGCTCTTGCACTCTTCGGTTGCCGAATAGCTGTTCTTCGCGCAAATGCAGGGCCGCTTCCAGAAGGTCGCACACCTTAACGAAAACTTCCACCTCACTCCAAGTGCTATAGTCCTTTTTAGGCTTAGACGGGCTTGGAGTGTCGCCATCGGCTGCTTCGGAATCGTCGTGGTCCAGCGCTAATTTAATGATAGCCAGCTCAGTTTCTACAGGGTAGTGTTTCTGGTGCTCAGTGGCGCACATACCCATGAGCCACTGCGCTATACGGGCGGAGTGGAAACAGTGCTCTGCAACACTCTGTTGTTGTAGTATTGGCGCTACTGCCCAACGAGGCACATGCGACAACCGACGTGACCAACGAAGCTGTCTGTGAATTTCGTGCAAATCATTCATAATCGCTCTCCTTCTCATACTTCTGTTGCGCGTCGAACGGAATCCACATCGGAGGTTGCGGAGGGTAAAGCTCGCCCGTGCGGAGCTTTTGCCACCATAGCCACACGTGGAAGTACATCTTAGGCGCTTTCTGTTTGACCTCGCCCGTTTTGAAAGGTATGCGGTTGGCAAAAAATGCAATTTGGGTGGGCGGCATGTCACGGAAGATTTCGTTATACCGTTTTTCGCTTTCGAGGGCCTGAACCCGCACCAACATCCCAACGCCGAATTGAGCCTGTCCCAGCGAACGCTTAATGAACGCCCCAAGGTGCTTGTATGGGGGGTTGGTCACGATTATATCGATTTTGTCCGTGGGCGGGCACTTTACAAAGTCCTCAGTCCAGCTGCGAACGTCCTTTGGCAAGTCGGGAACGCGGGGGTGCGAGTACAAATCCGATCCCCGTACGTCCGGATGTCCGTATTCCGCAAAGACTTTTACCATGTGGCCCGCGCCCATTGCGGGGTCCCACACGGAGAAGTTAGAAGCGTTGCGCTTCATGTGAGGCACCACCTCTTCATACAGGACTCGAGTCGCCCAAGGGGGTGTTGGGATGAAATCTTTAGTGTCGTCAAAATTGGTGTGACGCTTAACCATGTCCTCGATAGCCATCACTTACCCCCTTTCACATCAGGAAGAGCCTTTACAGACTTAGACTGTACAAATTCTTCCCGTGTCATGTTCAGGGCAGAACGAGCCATTAGGAACGCAAAGTTCGCTACGTCTGCGCATTCCACCGCGACCTCGAATTGGCCCTGTTCTGCGAGAGCCTGTTCTACTTCGGCCAGTTCGCCCCGTGCAAAGTGCGCCATGGACTTGAGGTTCAGTTGCTTACCTGTGCCCTTGTGGCGGTTGGTGTGCAGTTTCCGCACCATCAGCGTGACGAAAAACTCGATGTCGTCAGCGTAGGGGGCCATTTCGTCGGGAATGTTGATGCTCAGGTTCATTGGTACACCTCCACATCTGCGTTTTCGGGGCCGTAGCCCAACAGAACCAATTCGGGGGGCTTGCCGAAAATCGCTTCGTAGGGGTGCACGATGTTCTTGCGTACCCAAGCGTAATGGTCCACGCCCTCAGGAAGGTAATTCATGAAATTGGACATGATGATTTCGGGGCGGTTGGCTTTCAAAGCCTCCACGTATTGCATCTTGGACCAACTGAAAATGCGACGCTCCTTTTGCGTCACGGTGGTCAGTTCGGGAGTTTGACCCACTTGTTCCCACGAGAGTTCGTGTTGGTCGGGGTAGCCACTGCCAGAGTTTCCGGCCACACGGATCGGGAATGTCCGCACCACCATGGCGCACCCGCGATGCAGTGAAGGGTGTACACCCGCATCCGACATAGCCGCCGCAACGGTGCAATCGCGTGACGTACAGTAAGGGTAAAACCCCGACGCGTTGAGGCTCAGACTGAACCCTTGTGATACTTCCATGAGGATACGGGCTTCGTCTTGGTCGATCCCGTCACCCAGATTGACGGCCTTGAGCCACGTGTTTTCGGGCCATTCGTAGTCGTAAAACACGTCCATCATCACCGCACCTTCTTTGCGCATGATCTTGTTAGCCAAAGCTGCCCCCGTGCCTTTACCGGTGGAACCGACTGCACCGACCAGTTCTTTTTCCTGAGCCACTGCGTCACTGGTTACAACTGCCGCCATTGGGTCGATGGTCACCATTAGGTTTGGCCCCCCATACATCCGGATTTCTTCTATGAGGAGATTGGGAATGATAATGGACCCCGCGTTCAGGTGTACGTAGGTTTGAAGTCCCGCGCATGCCTTCCAGACTGCTGCTGACGGCAACTGACGCAGGACGATTTTTTCGTCACGGTAGTAAAAGGTGTGACCACTGTTTGGCCCCGCGTTGCTGGTCACGCAGTCCAGCGCGTTATGGCGGCTGAAAACCTCACCCATCACCGCTGCCAGCAAGCCTTTGCCCGTGGAACCGAATTGGCCGTCCACGATTGAGTACATGCCCGCTTTTTTCATAAAAGACGTGTCAAGTAGGGCCTTTGCGACGCCTTGTTCTACTGGTACCAATTTGCTCACGATGCTGCTCCTAGTTTGTTGTTTCTCATTTCTGCGTGTTCTTCGAGTTTCTCGCGAGCGCGCTTAACGTAACCCTCGATATCAACCCAATTGTCGTCGTACGTCGGGTCGCCTTGAACAATGCGGGCTATTTTCATGTTCACCATCGTGAGGGTGTACGAGACGATGGCCTGTTCTTTCTCGTCCAGTTCATCGTACTGAGGGTTGCCCACCATTTCAGCGTGTTGAAGCCCGTTGAGCCGCTCGATCAGCAGGGCTTGATCTGCGAAGTCGCCGTAGCGCGACCCGCGCTCTTCAACGATATTATCTACGTTTCTGGTCATACTCGGAATCCTCTGTTGCGCATAAGAGCGTCTACGTTAAACTTTTTGGACGGGACATAATCCACGTGCATCGCCAGCGAAAGATCAATCTGCTCTTCCAAGGAGCTGAAAATGTACAGCTTGCTATCGATCGCCCGCGACCCTTTCCCTACCACCACCATTGATAGGGCGATGCCACCCGCTTCGATGTAACGGCGGGCTTGCTGAACCTGCTTGTCGTTGAGCGGGTTCTTGTACTTGCGCTCCGTCCAGTCGGGTCTGTGCTTCACCTCCACAAGGTGACACCCAAAATTGGGCAGTGACGCCACAAGGTCGGGGTTGCCCACGGACAACTCCGTGGCCCATTTGTGTGCGTATCCCCCGCAATTCACGTAGCTGTCGATGATGTGTTTTTGGAACAATAGTTCCTTTTGCTTGCTCTTCTTCATATCCCGTTCATCGCCTCCAGTTCGTCGCTTTGGTACTGCGTGAATTCCAACAGACCGCGCTTTTTACACAACCAATCCGCGATGTGTATAACCACGGTGCCTGTGTCTAGGTTGTCGTCCTCGATGCGGACTTGCGACAGAGGGAACCAAACGCTGCCGTGCCAATAGTGGCCCTCAAACAGCAGCGCTGCGCCCCCCGTCATTTGAATGCGTCCCTCGAAAGTGGCCATTTATTCATCCACCCCGTAGGTTGCCTCGGACCAGTTCTTGCCTTCAGTGCCCTCCAGCAAGAAGGGGACCGACAGATTAAACGGCTCGGACACCACATCCTCCATTTCGGCCACCATTCTGTCGAACAGTGCCTTGGCTTCCGGCGTGTTCTGGTACTGGCCATTGAAGGAATCGTGTACCGTCATATTGACCTGCACGATATCCCCGTTGTCTTCGCACAGTCGGTCTGCCTGCAACAGCTTGTACTTAACGATGTCGGCGTTACCCCCCTGAATGACCTTGGACGTGCCACGGTACGCGAAGCGAGGGTGTTCTAATCGGCAACGGCGACCGAGAAGGGTGTACACGAACCCTTTGTTCTTTAGCCGCGCTTTCGCTCGATCTTGGAACTCCCGAATGGCGGGGAACTCACTGAACCACTTCCGGTGCGCTACTGTGGCTTTTTCGACGCTCCAACCCATGTGGCCCGCAAACGACTTAGGTTGCATCCCCGTAAAGATGCCCATGTTCATTCGCTTCGCCGTAGGGTCGCGTTCTACGTCCAGCAGGTCAGCAACAACTTGGTGAGCGTCGCGGAAGGGCGTAGCGTTGTAACCCTTGAGCAAGTTCTCGTCTTGAGCGTAGTGGGCGAAAAGGCGCGGCTCACATTGGGAGTAGTCGCGCTCCCAGAACACCCATTCAGGGCCGTCCACAACGAAAAGGCGACGGAAGGGCTTAGCCAGTTCCTTATTGCGCTTAGGGACCTGCTGCAGGTTGGGGTCAGAACACGAGAAACGGCCAGAGATTGTGCCCTTGTCGTCGCTCTTAAGCTGGTTCAACGTAGCGTGAACTCGGCCCTTGTGGATGTGGCGCTCGGCCAACGGGTTGATGAACGAGTTGATCAAGTTGCCCATCTGTCGGATTTCAATGACAGTCCGGCCAATTTCGTTGGTCTTCAAGAAGCGTTCGGTGAACGAAGGCGACCCTTTGTCAGTTAGGGGCCAGTCCGTGTGGCCGTGTTCTTCCATCAAGGCCCGCATTTGCAGCGGTGACCTAGGGTTAAAGCCCACGGGCAGTTCCCCCATTAGTCGGGAAATCTTGCCCTCGGTAGCGAACCGCAGCGCCTCAATCTCGTCCATGTCAACCTTGATGCCACGGCGCTCCATCCGAAACACAGTCCAGATCAGGTCGTTTTCGAGGTCGCGCACGACTTCCATATTCTCTTCGCGCAGCTGTTGGTCTAGCTTCCAATAAACCTCCATAGTGGAAACGCCGTCGCCCGTGGCATAGTCATACGCCACCGGATCAGTCCCGCTCAGTTCCCAGAAACGCGACATGATTTTGTGTGTTGCCACTCCGCCGAAAGTAGCCGCTAGGTGGTCGTACATTGGTTGGGCTTTCTTGGCCGTAACTCCAAGCCTGTCGGCTGTCACCTCCAGCCCGTACTTGCGGGCATATTCGTCGGCCATCGCGGCCATATTTTGAGAACAGGCCAGTTTGCGGCCCATGTTAATCCCTGCATTGCGGGACATGTGGACGTCAAATTTCATGTGGTGACCAACAGTGCGGCCCAACTGAGGCTGCTGGTTCCGGTAATCGAAAGCCCGCGCCAGTTGCACCTCAAACTCGTGCTGCTGGAATCCCTCGGTGGCGCTGGTCATGGGACGCCCGCCTAGTAGATTCCCGCCGCCCCCGTGGCGTACGGGTACATACACCACATCTGCGGGGGATATATATAGCTCACGGGACGGCGCGCCCACCACGTACCCCACGGGGGAGTGTACCCGCCAGTCCAGACCAGTCGTCTCGGTGTCGTACGTGACCTCCTTGGCCTCGCGCACCATTCGCAGCGCTCGTTCGGCGTTTTCCGCCACGTCGATTTCAGTATGATCCATTAGTTATCCTCTAAGGCCTTGAAGTGTCCTTCGGGCATCACGTGCCAGTTCAGGCCCAGATACGCGCCTGTTTCAGGGTGGCGAAGTCGGTGCTCGGCAGGTGATCGCCATTCGTCTTCATACCCATCAAACTGAACTCTAAAAGGGCCGTCTTGGGCTATGGCCCTTTTGCCCCTCAATGGCTCCAGTGGCCCCACGTATTCAACTCGGCGCATCGCTTTACCCTCTTAATTACGTGAGCAGTTTTGACACTGGCTTTGGCCGTTTGCTCAGGTGTGTTCCCACTTATATGACCAAGGGGCGGTAATTAAACGCTACCCTACAGAAAGTGGTCCCGCTGCATCGAAGGGGCTTAGAAGTCGCCCTTACCGTCGTCCACGGTGCCACCAGCAGCAGAACCGTCGTCTGTGTCTGCTTCGTCGCCAATCCGGACAGTCTGCAGTGCGCCGATGTGTTCACGCGCAGTGTTGAACAGGTCTTCGTCGGTGTTGAAGCCCGCCGACATGAATTGCCAGTTCTTGAAGTCACCGCTTGGGGAGCTTTCGCTTACCGAAGACGCCTTGAACTTGGCGGCTTGCATCGGGCGACCGTTAGAGCGGTGCATTTCGATCTTGTCATTCAGGCCCTTTTTGGCCTTGCGAATGGAGGAACGGGACAACGAAATGATCGCAGGACCCAGATCGAGGTGCTCAGGCAAGAACACCAGATAATCGTAGAACAAAGTGGCGGCGGGGCTGCTGTCTTCGTCTTCGGGGTTGCTGCTGCCCCAGTCCACGACGCCGGATTTTGCGACTTCGAGGTCCGTGATCTTCCACGTAACAGGTTTTTTGACGCCTTTCAGCTTGACTTGCCACTCGCCAGTCTGGTCCCATTTTTTCGCGTCGTCCGCACGGGCAAGGATGCCTTGACCATCTTCCAGAGGGGCCGAAAGGAGATACTTTTTGCGGCGGTCCGCGATGACGAATTCGATTTCGTCGCCAAGGTTTTTATCCGCGCCAGAGTGCCAGAAACAGCCGATTTTTGCGGCTTCAAACTGCTCAATCTCGGGGCTAATACCCTGTAGCAGCTTAATGCGCGGCAGCACCACATCAGACGAGTCAAAGTTGTCGTCTTGGACATCGTAAGTGTTGCCCTGCAGGTATGCTGGCAGGTCGTCGTTCTTTGGTGTGCTGATTTCAGCTGGTAAGTCTTTTGTCATGATTTTCTCCATTAAGAGCCATTAGCGACTCTGGATGGGGCACTGCTGGAATGCCCACACCAGAATTGCTTAGTCCTTGGGCCGATACTTGACCATCGACGTGGTGTCGTAGGTGTTCATCTTGATGATGTCTTCCGGCGGCTCCATGCCTTGGTCCAGCAGCATATTGCGGCAGAACGAAGCGAGGGTACCCGCGTTCACGGTCTCTTGGATCATATCACCTTGGCCCGTCTCGCGCAACCATTTGAAGCCCTTTTCTTTGTCGACGAAAGACGCCGACGTCTTCTTCACGACGGAGAAGCTGCGGGCGATGCTGGGGACCCGAAGACCGTCCACGTTGTCTTCCACCATACGCTGCGGGATCACGCCTTTGTTGTAGCGCTCTTTGAGGTGGTAAGCGCGTTTTACCGCCTTATCCGCCTTTTCATGGAGGCCGACCACGGTGAAGTAGAACTCTGCGAGGTTGCTGAGGGGTTCGGACTTCTTGTCGCTCATTTTAGAGCCAGTCTGTTCCACCGCGCCCACGGCGATTGACAGCTGTTCGATGGCGGCTTCGAGGTCCGCAAATTGTTGTTGGATTGTCGGGCTTAACGTGCTAGTCATGTCTGTCTCCTGATGGTGTGTCTGCGATTCGTACTATACCACGCCGTGAATCACGTGTCAATATGGCCTGTGCTTGCGTGGAGTTCTTGGAACTGTTTTACCACATGTTCCCAACGCTTTGGGCGCTCGTCTTTCAGGCGGTACGCTCCCGACACGTAGTGTTTACTGCGGCCAAGGGCAGCGCTAGCGTCCTGATGGCTAAAATACGTCACGCCAGCTATCTCCAGCCGCTTACGGTTGCGCGGCTTAGGGATGAAACCAGGTTTTTCGCGCAGGCCGATTTCGTCCTCGGTCCCGTTCCAAATTTTTACGCGCAGGGTGCTTTCGTTTACACCCAGTTCTTGCGCCGCTACTTTGGCGCTTTCGTACACCACTCCGCGAACTCTCACTCTCATCAATTGTCTCGCCATGCTTGTCTCCTTATCTAAGCACTAAGCCGATCGACGTCAAGTCGTCGTACTTTTCTTCCAGTTTTTGCACAATGGCCTCTCGGTGGACTTCCGAAATCTGTCGGGAGTTGGCTATGTCCACCCAGTCTTGAACAGTTAAAACTACGGACTGAGAAGCGTCCATATTTATTTTGCCCGACTCCTTATGATACGTCGCCGCACGAGAGAACACCCCCTCACCGCCGTCTATTGTTTCACTCAACACGCTCACGAACGTTGAACTAGGCCTTTCGGAAGCCTCGTCGTCGAAGTCTAGTGATGTTTCGAACCTCTTACCATCCTCCAGCTTGAAAAGGCCTTTTAGTGCCTTCTCGTTGTTCATACGACGCAGCGCGTCTAGGATGTAGTAGTTCATCATGAACGTGTGCTTCGGGGTGCGATCCTCGGTCAGTTCTAGAGGCTGGGTGATGTTGTACGTCATAGCGCAGGGCTTGTTCGGCGTGAACACGCGGATGCCGTTCATGTACACGTAAGGAGACTCGCCCTCGTAGATTTCGACGTACTTGCTCTCGGTCTCAAGTGGCTTGCGCCCTTCGGTCTCCAAGAATATGCTGCCATCGTCGTAGGCGTCTTCCATGTCGGGGCAGTCGATCAGAATGGTTGTAGATTTGCTGCTTACGTAGTGGTCCGTAACTCGATCCATCCCGTCTATAGTCACGCAACTCGCCCCATTTTCGTCTCTCGTGTTGGACTCCAATTCCCGCACGGCCATCCAAGGTTCCCAGTTCTTGCCGAGTTCCAAAGTGAAGGGCAGTTTGACACTGCGGCCCCACTTACCTAGGCGCGTTTGCTTCCGCATTCTTACGAAACTGAACTCCTTGCCTCGGAACTCGCCCTTGCTGGTGTAGAACTCGTACAAATCTGATCCGATGTACAAATAAAAGGTACCACCTAGTCTTAAAGTGATGGCCACGGCGTACTTAAGGCCTGTGCCAAAGAACCCGATGGGCGTTTTCACGTTAGGCTTTGCGTTCAGACCGAACGTCGTAAAGCCCTCGATGGGTATCAAAGTGGGCGTATGGAATACTAGCATATCTGTCTCCTATGATTCGTCTGTCTAATACCATGATATCACGTCGTTAGCGGCGTGTCAATGTCCTTGTCGTTCAAGCCGCGTCAGGGGGTAGTTCTCCACAGCATCAATTTGTATAAATTCTTTTGCTGGCGTGGCTATCATTGACACGATGTCCACGTTCATACATACAATTTCTAGGTCGCCCATTTTGTTGGCGTCAAAATCTTTCCACTGCAACTCGCGACCATAATTGACATAGTCCCCCTCGTAATAAGGCGTAGAACACAGCTTGCGCAGATTTGCTGCCACACCATCGGGCGTCCTAAGCATATACGCGGGTATATCTGACCAACAGTTCTTGTCTTGACCCGTGTGGGCGGAATAGTGGCCCTCGATCTTTCTGAGGAACTTGGCGTCCGAAACCCTCCTGATCAAATACAACCTCATTTCTGTCTCCTCTTTGAAGCGCGTCTACGCTGGTTTTTGTTGGGTACATACCCGAAAAACAAAGTGTTTGGAATACTAACATCTAGTTGTCCTCTCCATTGTCTGGTATGCCGTCTCTCTTCCGCACCATCCTTATGACGCGCCGATACAGCGTGTTAGGCCCGCCTAGGGGCTTTGAATGGTGCCACCGTGACTTCTCGGCAAAGGCTTCCCATGGCTCGCCCTCGTTCTCAAGAACGCGCTCCCTCACGGACATCGCTTGACCCCTCCGGAACTTTACAATGAACCTGCGGCCCCCCAGCTTAAGGTGTCGGTTACCCGTAAATTCTTTCATGGGGTGCAGTGGGAATTCCTTTTCGAGGTCGCTCATAGCAGCTGCAGCGCCTCTTCTGACGTCATACGGCGAGACGAAAGTGTGCCGCGGTCAAAGTCCACGATTTTAAAATCCCTGTAGGCGTCCTTATCGAAGTCGAAAGCCAACAGCATGACGCATTCCTCCGGATGCCACTCCGTCGATTTTCTTTCAAACCGGATGGCGTGGATTCTGCGCTTGGACTTGACGCCCCGCCAGTTCGTGTAGTCCACTTCTATGGTGGTGTTGGTCTGGAGGGCAATTTGCTTGTTAGCTTCCTCCATCATGTTTGCAGAAACGAGCTTCATTTGACCACCTCCCAGCCCTTGCTGTGGTTCTTACGAATCAGCCCGCGCTTTTCAAGTTCCTTCGCGTCGCTCTGGTCAAATTCTTTCAGACGACGACCTTCTTTGACTTGGCTAAGCAGGATTTTTTGTGCGCGGGTCAGGCGTTTTTCTTGTGCCATGTTCACAGCTTCCGATCTGCCATCAGGCGTTCCATGTCAACTTGGTCCTGCGCCTTTTGTTCGAGGGTCTTACCCGCGATCAGAAGAGCGATCAACCCGACGACAGGGCTGAAAACCAACGACACCATGAAGAAAACAACGGGCTTGCGACCCATGGTTGACGCCCACATTGCGACGCCCGACGACATCAGCACGAGAATAAAAACAACTTCCATTTTCAGGTTCCTTATCCCAGTTGGTTGAAAAGAGCCGCGATCTGGCTCCGGTAGGGCTGGCTTGCCATCATCTGAGCGAGGATGTCTCTTTCGCGCTCGTCCACCAGACTTCTATCGCCCCATTCTTTCATCGCTTCGAATAGTACCCCTGAAAGCTCGTGGTTTACGGCGTCCTGCAACGACCTATGCAACGAGCCGTCTGTTGCTTTATACGATTCTGTTTTAGTGATGCTCATGGCTCTACTCCTACTTTAATGCAGACCAATTGTCCACGTGGAAAAAATTGAGGTTTGTGATATTCGTCGCGGTACTCGAAAGCAAACCGGTATGGGTTCATGGGGTCGCAGAACTTCTTCATGAATTCTTCTACGAACACGTGGCGGTGAGACACGGGGTGACCCTTTGGGAGACGGACCGTGACCCAGTAATCCGCTATCGGGCCACGCATATTGGGATGGTCGCAACAATGGTCTGTACCAAAGGTGAAATGGTGGTCGACCTCGTTCGGCATGCGCCATGTTCCATGTACGCCTGTTACAGGCACGGATTCCTCGTCGTACGCCCCAATGTCCACCCCACCTCGATTTTTAACAGTGTGGTGGGTGCACATATCGCAAGCGGGGTACGGCCCCTCAATACGACCCTCAAATCCAATCCATCTTGTGGCGGGGTGCTGGCAATCGATGCAGCTGGTCATTAGTCTGTCTCCTGATGATTCGATGTCTATACACCATAATACCACATCGCGATTCATGCGTCAACCCGTCTCATGCGTAAACGCACCCCAGATACGGAAACGCCCCCAAGCTCAGGAAAACTCAGGGGCGTTTTTAAAGCGTAACGGCAGACAGTCCGGTACGCTTATTCTTCGGCAGCTTCTTCGCTGGCTTCGGCCTCGGCCTCGGCGGGCTTCGCCTTGGCGATCTTGGTGCCATCGCGTTCTTGGGTGCGCTCAGCGCCGTCCAAGAATTCTTCGCTGGCTTCGTGCCATTCGCCTTCAACGTCGAACAGACCATGGCGGGCTTTTGCGCGGGCGCGCAGCATGTTGCCGATCGTCATGCGAAGGCGGCCAGGTGCATTTGGGCGGTCCGCTTGTTCTTCATATTTGGCGGTGTCGATGTGGTTTGCTTTCGCCAGAGCGAACAGCTTGTCCAAATTGACGGAGCGCTTGCCAGTTTTGACTGTTTCAACAGGGCCGTCGACCATGACGGGGTTGCCGTCTTTGTCGTTCACAACGTCGCCGTTTTCGTCAGTTTCTTCGACTTTGGTTTTCTTTTCTTTGGTCGCTTCGTCGGTCGCGTTCTCGTCTACGAACGTCGACAGCCAGTCTTTCGGCTTGTCCTTGTAAGCGGCAGCGTACTTGGGGTCGATGATCGACTTGGTTTCGGTCGTTGCTTCTTGGTTCTCATTGTCCATGATAGTCTCCAGTGCTTGAATTTTTTGCGGTGCTGCGAATCGTGTCGTATCCTACTATAACACGCGTAAGGACCCCCGTCAAGGGGTCCCGTGTGAAACGCCCTTTGCGGCTAGGTACGCCCTAAAAAGGTTCATGGCCGTACCACGGTTTTGTAGGGCCACAGAATTACCCATAACCACGTAAGCGATGTCGGTTCGATCGCTTTCCATTTCGAGCGACTCGCTCCGTCCATAAGTCTGGGTCTGGCAATCCGTGAACCCTGCGCTAATAGGTTTCCAAAATTCCCCCTCTCTACGGTGTTCGCGGCACACGCCGTGCCCCACAACTGAGTGCGTCAAACCGTCGTGGAAAATAAGAGCCTGTTTCTGGCCCTTGTCGCTTTCTATCAACACATACTTCACGTGCTTACTCCATCCCGCCAACAAAGGCGTCATGGTTTGCAGTGTGCCAATCACGCAACCAGCGCAGCGATGCTTCGACGTTCTGACCCTTGTGGGGGTTCGCCGTGTCATCCCAGCCTTGGATCATCGCTGCACCACCGTGCATTGGAACACCGTCGTCGTTGTGGCCCTCGTCTTCTTCTGGCATCTTAGCGGGTTCTTCGGCCACCTTGGGCAGCATGCCGTGTTCTTTCAGCAGTGCTCGTTTTTCTTGCTGCGTCAGAATCTTGGTGTTCATCAGCAGATTCATCGTGGACGGCTCGATGTACTTCGACGTGGACGCGCTTTTGCGTTGCACGTCGTCGCTTGTTTCAATCTTGTGTTGGGTCTCGAAAGCTAAAGCACCGTGTACGTTGGTTACGCTCAGAACACTCGGCTGAACAAGCGTCTTAAATTCTGGCGATGCAACGATGCATTGGCCGATTGCCTCTTTGGTGGCCTGCAGAGTTTTATTCTGCTCGGTGTACGTGTTCAACAGCGCCTCAGGCGCGTAGTCTTTCGCTAGAAACGTCTTGTGCACCTGCATCATCTTGCGAGGCTTTGGGAGTTGTTTAGTCATGTCTGTCTCCTAAAATTTTGAAGTTGTGAACGAAGCCACGGGTACAGAGCTTGACAGACTGTGGCCCATGACGGTCGTGTAAGTGTGAAGCCCTGATTTGCTCACAAGCTCTAGCTCCTTAAGAGCCATGTTGTTGGCTTTAGCCAGTTTCAAAACTTCTTGCGCCAGTTCGTCGGGTGTCATGTCTGTCTCCTGATGATTCGTGGGTCGTATCACCACTCTACCACACGATAGGACCCTGCGCAATCTCCTCATTGACAAGGGGCCGTAAACGGTACATGCGCGACGTCTTCTCGTGCCGACCACCCCTGCGCCGTAACTCTACTTTGTACCGAGCTGTTTTCACCTCGAACTTGCGGTCTAAGGCCCACCCTCCAATGGACGAAATAGATACCACTTTTCCGGAGTCGCGGGCCACCAGCATCCTAATGGCGTCCACCGACAGCCACTCCACAGAAGCTGCGTCCAGCCCGTCCCAATGCCTCCCTTGGTCGAGGCCCTCTACACATAGTTTCCCCATGCAGCACACGTCGACGTACCACCTGTCTAGCAGCACCGCAGGTGGCGTGGAAGTCCTGCGCTGCTGCTTTTCTTTTTTCTTCTTAGGCAGTCGAGCCTGTTTAATGCGCTCCACGCCCGCGACCTGAGCGTACGACTTCACCCACGGGGGCCGTTTCAAAACTTAGGCCCTTCGTCGTTGTCGTCTTCGGAGATATCCTCTTTGACGTCCATGACCTCGTAACCACGGTAGCGCAGGTAAGAAGAGAGGCTCTCGCGTGTCGGGAATGGGCGCACCCGCACCCGCTCACCGTAAGCTCGTGTCTGGCGATCCTCAGTCGAGCCAACCAAGCCGTGATCCTTAAAATACTTGGCGATTTGTTGAGCAGATTTGGCCTCACCGTAGTCGCGGGCGGTGAAGAGGCGCATGGACACTTCAAGGCGACTATACTGAACATACTCAGGCCACGAATCTGTGGTTTTCAGGGTCTTCCCCTTCACAACGAACGAGTGTACCTCGCCTTTGTCTGATAGGCGCATGTCCTCAAATGGATTAATACGATCCACCATAGAAAGCAACCATGCGTCCATGCCCTTCGACGAGTTCTGCTGCGTGACCCGTTTGGCCGACGTCTCACAAGACACCATGATCAGGGACTTATCGATGGGCACTTTCAGGAGGTAACGGTGCAGCTTGGCCAGTTCCACCTCGTTAGGCACTTCTTCGCCGTGGTCATTCCGGTCTAGCAGGTGCTTAAACAGCTTACCAAAATACTCGTCCCGCGCCTCTTTGTTGCGCCCACCATCGAAAGCAAACTGCTCAGACACGTGAGAGATTGTGTACCGTCGATCGCCCGCCTCCACGTTAACAGACTTGTCGATGTGGTTGGATGTGAACGTGTACCGCGCCACGTCTTCCATTTCAAAGGCGTCGCGACCCTTCATTTCGATCATTCGCAGCTTCGACGTGATCGCGTCCTTGAGCATATCGGCGTCGGCCCGACGGTTGGTGTTCATAACTTCCTCGCCCTGAATGAGCAACTGCCCAGCCATATGCGAGTTAAATTTGGACGTCAGCTTGTCGAGTGTACCGACCTTGGTGGAATGCGCCGTTCCGATGATGGGGCGGAGAATGTTCTCCATGAGTAGTGATTTCCCCGATCCAGGCTTCCCTACTAGAACTAGTGCCGTGCCCGCTTTTTCGTTAGGGTTCTGGAAGATGTCGGCAATCCATTGCAGCGTCCAATTGTACAGTTTCTGATCGCTGTTGCAAACCACCCGCAGCAGGTAGTCCGTGAACCACTCGACCTCGGACTCGTGCGTGTCTTCGTCGCAGGGCAGGATTTCCCAGCCAGTCCACGTGTTGGCGACCTTCATTCCGTCTTTGTTCTCGTAGATTTTTTCGCGCTGTGGGTTAATCGCCATGCGATCCACGACAGTTCGTCGCGGCGAGTTGAGGAAAACTGCGGATACTGGCACCCGTCCCTTAGGGGTATTTAGGTATTTACCCGCCAGAGTGAAGACGAAAGAGTCACGGTTCATCACGTAGTTACCCTTGCGCCCTAGCTTGAGGTCGATCAGGTTGGTGGTGTTCCGCACAACCGCGTACTGCTCAAATATCTCGTCCAAAGCTTGGAGGTCAGGCGTGTTGGCTAGAAGGGAGTACAGCAGACCAACGATTTCTTCGTCGTCCGTGATTTCCATGATCCGCGTTGCGCCCACGATGGGTGCGCCTTCGTCGCCTTTATCCCACGTCTGGTCGAACGTCTTCTTGCGCATAGCAGCGTCGGCTTCGTCATCATCCGCCAGTTCCATCACGCCCTTCATTAGTTCCCACGCGTCCTCGCGGGTAAACATCAGGTCGGAGTTCAGTTCTTCACTGTATGCAGCGGCGCGGTGCATAAACCCTGCAAAGGCCTTGCATAGATCGTTCCTCACGCCCTCTTGCCAATAGGCGGCGATCAGAGCCGCGACGCAAGCGAACCGGAGACCCTGCATTAGTCGCGCTTCGCTGACGCTGCTTACCGACACGCGGGCCGACTTAGGACTTTCCCACTCGTAGTTTTCGCCGCTGGGGTGAACAGAACCTGGAAGTAGTGAGTAACGCGCACTGTGCAACTCGCCACCCCGAACCTCAACGCTCAGGTCTTTCCTCGCCTTGATCCGCTCTAGGAACTTCCACGCAGATGGGTCGAAATTGGACGTGAGGCCAGCCAGTTCGTAAAGGCGGTGGGTACGTTTTCGCGAGGGACGGCCCCAAACGTGCGCGGTGTGCGGCAAAAATCGATCGAGCGCGGCGATCATCAAGGGATTGTCCGTGTCGATGTCAACGTCCACTAGCGAACCAAACAGGTGGATGCCTAGGTTGTCCGTGGTCTGTTCAAGGATGGTGATGGTCTGGTCGGACTTTTCTTTGTTGTTGGTCTTGGGGTCCCACTGAATGGTTCCAGGGTCTTTCTGCCCCTTTGGCGTCCGTACAGCGTATCCCGTCGTGTTCTTGAGGAACATTATCGAGACGTCGCGATGGAAGTCCGATACGTTGCCCTTTTGATTGTCAGTTGTCATTCTTGCCCCGTTTTGTTCGAATTACCGATTTCTTTTTGGTGCAGTGGGTTTGTGCACTCGACCTGTCCGCACGTTGGCTTCGCAAACCGCGCAGAGCGCCCGTGTTCCAGATAGAACATGATGGCCCGCACCGTTAGTCGCCAGCGCTTGTTCAGGTGCCGCATCCACACTTGCGTCAACTCGCCGTGGTATAGGCACATCGTGGGGTTTTGTTTGTGCGTTGCGTGGAGTTTTATCAGCGTGGCGTTGTGGGACCCCTTGACCATGTACGCTGCGAAGACGCAATCAGGCGTCGGGTTTGTGAACTGGTTTGGTGCGCTCATTTCTTGCCCCGTTTCTTGCCTTTTCCGACCCAGCCCAGCAAGGTGCGAGGCATCGGCGTTCCTTTGACGTGGTCCCCAATTTCCATAGGCTGCTTGAGTTCCTGCGACAGGGTTTGGGTCATCCTTACCAGTTCTCCACTAAAAGGGTCATGAGGCTGGTTCTTCTCCTGTTCGACTTTGCTGGTGTACCCCATACGCTCAGCCGCCAATTCATCGATCTGCTCCAGCGTCTGTTTAACGCTAAACTGCGACCCGCCAACGAACACGACAGACTTCGCGCCACGGAGACTAGAGCGCAAGGCGCAGTCAATGGCTGAGGGGTCGATTAGGAAATCAGGGCTTTGGTGGCTCTCGTCCGAAAGTGTCAGCCAAATCATTGTTCAGTCTCCTTCTGTTGTTGCGCCACGCGATCCGCTACCAAAGCGCCGCCGCTGTGCGGAACAACCCGACCCTTGATGCTCGAAACCGTAAGACTGTCGCCCTCTTGGCGGGATATTTCCACCTGATTGACGGTCCACCCTTTCGCCGTGGCCAGTTCGACCATGCGTTTTACGATGTCTTCCGGCTCGTCGTGTTTGTCGTAATCAGTCACGCCGTGTCTCCCGCGTATGTTACGTCGGGGGCCTTCGCTGGCTCGATCGCCACTGGACCACCATTGACATGGACGCGCTGGTGCGAGGGGTTTACGCAACCCTTGGTTCCGCAAGTCGTAGGGCCGAAAGAAGGCTGTGTCTTGAACTTATACAGCCAGAACAAGCGGCGCATGTGGATTGTGAACCGATCGCCTTCATCATCACGGATTTGCAGGATCGACGGATTAGACGCGGGCCACACGACGCATTTTTGCGGGTCCTTGGCGATCAGCTCGTCTATCGATTCCATCCGCTCTTTCCAGAGGTCACGGTTAAGCGCTTCCTCGTAGATTTCGGGTGGCGTGGGGTTCGTGAATTGGTTGCTCATTTTTATTCCTTTTCTTTTAGCGTCAGCGTAGCGACCATGACTTCACCCGCCGCCGTGATCTTGAGGTTGCCGTGCGATCCGTCGCCCAACACGTGGAGATTTTCCAAAACCTTCTCCAATGCCGCGTTGAGGCGATTGGCCTGTTCAACTGCGTTGCTAAGGTCGAAATCAAAACTCAACATGGTCTTATCTGTGGCGGATTTTTCCTCAGGTTCTATGAACTGGGATATAGCCTCCGCCATTTCCTTGTAGGCATGGCGGTGTAGGATAACTGTGTTTCCGCCCCAATTTATGAAAAGACGGCCCCAATTCTCAGTAAGAGTGATGGCTCCAAAATCAATGTCGTGTACAGGCATCGATTTCGTCTGACTCACTCTTATTGTCTTACCCGCGTTACGTGGCGTTTTCATCCTTAGTCTCCTCTTCGGTTTCCATTATGCCCGTGCCCATTGCTGCGTTAAACCCGTCGTTGTAGCCCTTAGCGTAGGCTTCTTCCGCCTCGAACGCCTCGATTTCCAAAGCCTGAGCTTTGATCTTCCGCACGGCCTCTTTAAGCAGGGTCGGGTCGGTATGTTTCGGAAGACCCTCTACCCTGCTCGAAAGAAAACGTTCAAAAAACCGCGCTGCGGGGTTGTAAGGCGGCTGTTCTGCGACTACGGGACGCGGCGGGTTCTTAGGGCCGGAGAACACTTGGGCCAGACCGTGTGTTCGCATCTGGTTGTCCCTGCGCCATTGATGAACCGCAACCAAGGCATGTAACTTCGCGTCCGAAATCTTCGCGCCACTACCATCGAAATCAGCATCAGTAAGACCGTCAATACCTGACTGATCAAACATCTCCTGCAGTATCTCTGACGGGAAAGCGCGATAGTTGTGGCGGTACTGATTTTCTTTGTGCGCGTTGTCCAGCGATGTATAAACGCTGATGGCCGCACGAACGCTCTTCGTAGCGTCGGCTATCTCTCGTTCCCACGTGACTGAATTGTTGATGTCTGTCATGGCTGTCTCCATATTGATCACGAATCGGTGCCCCACCACCATAGCACACCCGCGCAGGTGTGTCTAGTATGACTCGCTTGTGAGGGGGTATTAGGTTACAATCTCCAGTAGTAGCAGGTGTCTCACCTCTGCAATGTCTAGGTGGTGCACAGGTAGTGTCGGGGCCGTGCCATAGAGGTATTACGGCACAGAGGAGGTGTGGCAGCGAGGCGCAGGGGCGTTGACGGCGGGTATGTCAGGTAGGGATGGCACAGGGGCCGAATGAGGATGGGACACCGAGATGGGACGCACGAGAGCACGACGGGGACGGGCCGAGAGGTGCATGGCACTACCGTCTCACCTCTCTCTCTATCTCTATGCAAAAAAGGGGGTAGGAGAGGACCCTTAGAGACCGTACAGCACTCTGGGGGCCGTATGTACCCCCGCAGGTGAGACGGTAGTGCCGGTGAGACACCTGCGCATTGCTTTTGGTAATCTGCGACGCCTTTCGTTGCGTCTGAGTCATACCTCGTCAGGTGTGGCATGGTGTTCTTACAGCCCGCTCTTTCGTGTTCCTCGCCAGAGGTGCCTTGCGTCGGATGGTCCTCTCCACCTCGATACCCGTCGTCTCGATCCGTCGACGCCACCGAAGCACGCCCCTCGTACCCTTAGGAAATGGTGGCATTGCCTTGACAAGTGTTTTTGTTCCCTCGCCAAAGAAACCCAGCACCAAGCACTCGTGGAGGTACGTTTCACCGTGGCCTTGAAGCTCTAGCTGCACGTATTCGCCCGTCTCGGGTTTCTGTATCGGGGAAATCCACGGTCCCCACTGCTCTTTCGAGTTCGTCGCCATTTTCAGTTCCTCGCTAGTCTTGACACTGTTACGCCGTGGGAGTCCTTGTGAAGCACCCAGCCCCACTGCAGGAACACCAGCATTTCCAGCCCCCGCGTCACGCGGCTTAGTTCCAACATAACATCAGGTCCGTAGACGGCGGCGATGTGGGATGTCTGCTTTTCGCCGTCAGTGTTGCCAAATGCGTCGTGGCCTTGGAAGCGCCATTCCCATCCGTCCATTGAAATCCAGCGCCCGAAGTCGCAGTGTTCCCCTATCTGGTCGCGAAGGGGCCGTGGGTCGTCGGGGTCTATGAAACGCTGACCCTTGGCTTGTTCTGTGAAATTCGGCGTGGTGCGCGTGAAGCGCCCTGTTATCGTGCTCATGGCAAGTTCCTTCCTAGGCCCATCGGGCCATTGTGTACTTGGTTGCGTTTGGCTTTGGGGTGCTTGGCTCGGTCTGCGGCGATTTCTGCCTCGGTGCGGTCCCACAGGTACTTCGCCAGTCTGTCGTTTACGCGGTCGTGTTCTAGCGCCGCGCCCTCTTCGCCGTCCTCCTTTGCGCGAAGCGTCTTGTACCAGAGAACCCGCAGCTCCTGCTCTTTCGGGTCGCTGGCTACCAGATTCATGTAAGTGCTGTTGTGTCGCAGCACGTTGTGGGCGGGAAGCGGTTCGTTGTTATCCATGGGAAATTCTCCTGTTAAGGGAAGGGGGGACCGCCGCGTTGCCGCGACAGCCCGAAGGCGCTAGCGAGAAAGCCAGAAACCCAAACGCACGAGGGCGCGGCCAAGAGGGCCAAGGTCGGAATAGACGCCCCAATACCCGAAGCGGAGGGGACGGCCAGCGCGAAGCCCGACGGAAGGGCGACCACAGCGGGGCGCAACCACCCAAATGCGGGAACAGAGGATATAGAGGCCGACAACACGGCGGGCGGAAAGAAGGCGGGAACGAATCATTGGTTTTCTCCTGATTTGATGTACCACCATCTTAACACGGGAACTCAATCCCAGTCAATAGCCGCGATGCAGAGTTCCGTTCCCTCAAGCATCCCCAAGGCGCGCTGGTAGCAAGGCCACTTGTAGTCAAACGTCGGCATGTCGCGGAAGCCCTTCACCTCCTTGATCAGGGTGTTGCGTAGCGTGTTGAGGCGCTGCAGGTTGGTGGGTTTGTCTGTCATGGGAAATTCTCCTGTTAGAGTGGCAAGATCGTGGCGGCGATGTCTAGCGCTTCCTTGGCGCTGCTGATGTCGGCTATCTCATCATTTGTGTCGATCACGAGGTACCCCTTCTTCTCCATCGCCTTCTTGATGGCGCGGTGCGTGGACAGCAATGTCGTGTGAAATGCTAGTGTCCGCTCTGGGTCGTCTGGATGGGCGATTGTCACGCGCTGGATGTTCATGTTTGTCTCCTTGTTCGGTGCAAAGTCGCACGGGATCGGGGGCGGCGAAGCCCCCTCACCGATGCGGCCTTATTCTTCCGCGTCTGTCCCCTCTACGGCCTCCTTGATCGAGGCGGCGGTGGCCTCGTCACGCTTGGCCTCCTTGGCCAGCCACTTGGCGTGCTTGGTGCGGATATCCGCAAGAAACTCTGCGTCTGGCTGGTGCTCGCTGCCGTCGTGGCCGATGTAGATGCCGGATTTGGCAAGGACCTTCTCCAGCACTTGGCGTCCGTTCATCCGGTAGCGGCCAGAACCCCCGTTCTCAGGGTTGTGGCGGGCTTGCGCCCATTTCCCGCTCATATCCACGCCGTTCTTCTCCAGAATGGTCGTGAAGTCCTCGATCACCAGCTTGCCATCAGCATTCAGGCAATCCACGGCGAGGCGTTCGGCCAACCAGTCGCCGTTGCTACGGCCCGTGCTGCTGTTCTCGCGGTACATGCGGCGGTAGGTTTCTGGGACGATGCTGGATGTCGGCTTGTCGTCGGGTTCGTCTGCGCCCGCTTCTGGGTCTAGATTGGCGTCTTCACAGGCGGCAAAGATGTCCGCCAGTTCTGGGACTTTCTTGGTGGTCAGGACGACGACGGTGTGTTCCGTCTCCTCGTCGCTTTCAGGCGTGGTGTGCGTCGTTTCGAAGTGGGTCAGCTTGCCGATTTCGTCTGCTGCTGGAGTGATGTGCAGTGCTGGGTATTCCGCCGCCAGAAGGGCGACCAGCTTGTCCATCTTAGCGCGGGTTGCGTGGTGCATCGTTACGGTGTTTTCTGTTGCATTAGTCATGTTTGTTCTCCTGATTGGTGGGCGAATCATTGGCCCGTTGCTGTACCCCATCTTAGCACGGGGCGGTGGTGTTGTCAATAGTGGCGTTAGCCGTGGTCTGCTAGGACGTCTGAGCTGAGTTTTGTTTTCTCCTTACACGGTTTCTTCTACGGCGACGACGGCCCATTGGCTCTCGTCGTGCAGTTCGTCTTTCGTCACTTCGTCCCAGCCTTCCGCGATTTGCGCCAGCAGCTTTTCTTCTGCTTCCTTTTGCGTCCGTGCTGCCGCGACCCAGACGACCGAGCTATCTTCGCCCACGGGGTGTGCGCTCAGGATGTGTACGGTCAGGGGTGTTGTTGCGTGAGTCATAGGTATTCTCCTTGGTTGTGTTGGGGGCTATTCCTCGTAGACGTATCCAGAGGGATAGGCCGAAACACACGGCAGGGGGAGGGGAGGGGCCGAAGCCCCCCGACTCAGAGGCCCACGGCGGCGCTCAGGGCGTCTGCCTCGGCGCTGGCCTTGGCGGCGTATTCGGCGGCGGCGCGGCTCTTGGGCGCTTCCCGCTGGGCGGCGGCGGCGTTGGTGTGGGCCTCGCTGGCCCGCTGGTGCGCCTCGCGGTCTTCGGCGGCGGCGGCGGGGATTGCGTCCGCGTGGGCTTGGGCGGCGGCGTCGTGGGCGGCGGCTAGGCGGCGATTCGGCATGTCTGTCTCCTGATTCGTGGGGCTGATTCCCCGTACAACCAGAATATCACGCGGCGGCGATTCGCGCAAGCCCCCGCGAACACCCGGTGTCGTGCGCTTGTGCACAAGCGCACACGAATCTGCGCCCGCGCACACACGCAGATACTTGACAGGGGGACCCAAGCGTGCCTAAGCATACGTATGATTCGGAGCCAACCGTCACCTTGAGCCAAAAAAACGCCCACCCCAGTGTCAACGCGTCAACTCCCACGGCCTCCCCGTGGCCCGTCCCTGCATGCGCCGCCGTCTGGGCTACTACCCCCGCCCGCCATGCCGCCTATGCGCCCCCGTGGCCGCCCCGTGGCCGCCCCGTCGCGCCCCCGCGTACGTGCGCCCCCGCCCCTACATGCGTGTGTGGTACAGGTGCACCGCCTCACCCGCGACAATTCACAACTGCTTGACACAGGGCCACGGGTGTGCTAGTGTGAAAGCATGGACGATTCGCAGTGGCATATTCTCCGAGTAGTTTCGGGTACTGAGGCGCAGGTTGCGTCTGAGTGCGGTTATCCAGCATATGTTCCACGCCAGCGGAAACAACGCTTCAACAGGAGGCTCCGGAAAAATGTAGTCTATTACACACCACTTCTGACGGGCTTTGTGTTTATCAACATCGCAGAGCCAGCAGATTTTAAGGCCGTGCCCAACAAAAACCGCATTGGGTTCCTGCGAAACGGCGACCGATCACCTGCCCGACTTTCGGCTCAGGCGTTCAACCAGCTTCGCGAAACAGAGAAACAGTTTTGTTCGAAAATCGTGGACGCCCGTCCTCCTTTCGACGCATTGGATACGACAAAGTTGGAAATCATGGACATGGTTGTTGTCATGCTCCAAGAGAACCCAGTGATTGCACGGATCAAGAAATTTATGGGTGACAAGCTCCTCACGGAGACTGTTGACTCAAAACTACGTCTGGTCGTGGACCGGAGTTCCGTAGTAGCAGCTTGACTCGAGGGGGGCCGTTTGGTCGCTGCCTCAGAAGTTGCGGTATAACTGGTTAAGCCGGAGTGCAACGCATGTCGATCTTTAAAGAATACCCAGACTTGTGCGATGCTGATTACGTGCAAGACTATGACTTCCTAAACTGCCCAACGCGGCGCGATCTTGAAGGTCCAGTGTATGACCTCGACGTTGCCGCAGCGCTGATCCGGTTCGAGGGAAACATCTCCCGTACTGCTTCGGCTTTGGGGCGCAGCCGCCGTTTGATCAGTTCCATGATTTCTCGGAACATCAATCTGGGCGACCTGCAAGAAGACATTATGGCGGAGTTCATCGACGCTGTAGAAGACGAGGCGCGGAAGATCGCGAAAGCTGGTGACCGTGGCATGGTGAAATTCCTGCTGGGTACACAAGGGCGCGATCGAGGGTACGTCACACGCCAAGAGACGACTGGCAAAGACGGAAACGCGCTGGAGGTGCAGTTCTACCTGCCTGAGAATGGTCGGGACCTGCCTAAAGAAACAGACAGCGCGGAGGAATAACGGTGGAAATTCGGCCCCAAGAGGGTCCACAGACTACGTTCCTTAGCACGGCAGCGGACATCGCAATTTACGGAGGGGCAGCGGGCGGCGGGAAGTCGTGGGCGCTGCTAGCAGAACCAATCCGGCACATCAAAAACCCGAAATTCGGGGCCGTGATTTTCCGTAGGACGACGACCCAAATCCGAAACGAGGGTTCGCTCTGGGACGAAAGCAACAATATCTACCCCTCGATTGGCGGCAAGCCGAAAGAAATGACGTTGGAGTGGAAATTCCCCTCTGGCGCGTCTGTTTCGATGTCGCACCTAGAACACGAAAAGAGCGTGGCGAACTACCAAGGTTCGCAAATTGCTCTGGAGCTTTTCGACGAGCTGACGCACTTCTCCGAGGCCCAGTTCTTCTACATGTTGTCGCGTAACCGTTCTACTTGCGGTGTTCGGCCCTACGTTCGGGCGACTTGCAACCCCGATGCGGATAGTTGGGTAGCGAATTTTATCGCTTGGTGGATCGACCAAGACACGGGCTATGCAATTCCTGAGCGTTCAGGCGCTATTCGGTACTTCGTCCGAGTGGGTTCCAAAATCATTTGGGCCGACACCCCAGAGGAACTGGAAGACTACAAAATGCCCAACGGCAACGGCGACATGGTTCCAATCCCGCCGAAGTCAGTGACGTTCATTTCGTCCAAGCTGACTGACAACAAGGTGCTGATGGAAGCCGATCCGGGTTACATGGCTAACTTGATGTCCCTGCCCTTGGTAGAACGGGAACGCCTCCTAGGGGGCAACTGGAAAATCCGGCCTTCGTCTGGGATGTACTTCCAGCGCGATTGGGTCAAGGAAATCGACATTGCGCCTCACGATATGGTTAAAGTTCGCGCATGGGATTTGGCGGCAACGCCTCTCGATGGAACTAACGACCCCGACGGAACATCGTCGGTAAAAATCGGTAAGACGCCGGATGGTAAGATTATCATTCTGGACTGTACACTCGACCACTTGTCTCCAAAGAACGTGGAGAAGAAAGTGCTTCGCCTAGCCGACGACGATGGGCACGACACCACCGTCGATCTGGCGCAAGACCCAGGCCAAGCGGGTAAGTCCCAAATCCAGTCGTACGCTGGGTTGCTTTCGGAGTACGAGATACGGTCAAGCCCAGAAACGGGTGACAAAATCACACGCTTCTCGCCGTTCTCGGCGCAAGCGGAGGCTGGGAACGTTTACGTGGTTCGCGGTGCATGGAACGACACTTGGTACACGTACCTTGAGGGCTTCCCAGAAATGAAGCACGATGACCCTGTTGACGCGACAAGCCGAGCATACAACCACCTTACAAAGCCACGCTCTAAAGCACGGCTGTTCCTGAGAAAGACATCGTAATGGCCGAGACAATGCAGCGGGAGGTGATTAACCAATTAGTTATGAACCATGCGCGTCGTCTGGACAAAATGTTTCCAGGTTATTATGGTGACACGCAGACCAAGCACAACTACGCCAAGGACTTTGGCTGGCCGACCCACGTAGGTTTTAATCAGTTCTACAAGATGTATCGTCGGAACGGCATGGCGAAAGCAGCCGTCTCGAAGACAGTTACGAAGACGTGGGAAGATAACCCAGTTCTGACCAACGACGACAGCAATGGCCAAAACTCGGTTGAGAAAGCCATTGCAAAGCGCTTCCGCAAATTGCGGGTGTGGCAGAAGTTGGCAGAAGCCGATCGACGCGCACTTGTTGGTGGTTACTCAGCGCTTATCCTGCGCTTCGCGGATGGCCGTACGTTTGACCAGCCCGTTGGAGACGTTGCAGGACCCGCAGGGTTGGCTGGCGTGATTGTTGCTTGGGCACCTCAGCTGCAAGTTACCGGATGGGACCAAGACACCTTGTCCGAGACTTACGGGGAGCCTACTGAGTACACTTTCAATGAGACTGCGGTTATTGAGGACAGTGCTAACGCCCTTCCCAAGACCCGCTCTTTCACCATCCACCCCGACCGAGTTCTGATTTGGTCCAGCGACGGCACAGTACATGCGCCTTCACTCCTAGAAGCGGGTTACAACGACCTGTTGGACATGGAGAAGATTAAGGGCGCGGGCGGCGAAGGGTTCTGGAAGAACGCAAAAGCTGCTCCGGTGCTGGAAGTTGATAAAGACGCGTCTCTTCGCGAAATGGCGAACATGATGGGCGTCGAAGAAGAGGGCATGCTGGAGGCCATGAATGAACAGGTCGAGAGCTACTCGAAGGGCTTCGACAACCTGTTGATGTTGCAGGGCATCCAGTCCAAACCGATGAACGTGCAGCTTTCGATCCCTGAGTCCTATTTCATGGTAGCCGCAATGAGCTACAGCGCCTCCGTTGAGGTGCCGATGAAAATTCTGGTGGGGTCGCAAGACGGCGAACGGGCTTCCACTGAGGACGCTAAAGAGTGGTCCCAGACAATGAACGCCCGACGCAGCGACAAGATTTTTCCGCTGCTCGATGAACTGGTTGACCGCCTCACTCAGTTCAGGGTTTTGGTTGGCGAATGGTCCGTAACGTGGACCGACCTTACCAAGGCGACGCTGCAGGACAAGTTGGAACTAGCCGCGAAGATGGCGAACATCAACTCCAAGTCCGACACGCTTAAGACTGGCGAGAAGGTGTTCTCCAACGCTGAAATCCGCCAAGCCGTCGACTACGAGGAAACTCCAAAAGTCGGTCAGCTGCAAGCGTTGCCACCTCCTGCGCCAGAAGGGCAGAAGGAAGATGAACAAGAGGAAGAAGGCCCGCCCGAAGCGCTGCCGCCTCCCTCCCCAGAATTGAGGGCCGTGCGATGAACAAAACAGTCTGCGTAAACGTCACTACGCTGGTGAACAAGTCTAAAATCCGGAAGGAAAAGCGCGGGGGCCGTGATGTTATCATCATTCCTTCGGTGACCCTCCCCGATAACGTGGTAATGAACGGCATCCGCTACCCAGCGGAAGAGATTGCCAAGTCCTACAAGTCGTTGGACCGCACTCAGGCTCCTTTCGGCCACCCGATGATCAACGGGAAATGGACAAGCGCCAGCGACCCCGAAGCCATCAACGCCCACTATATTGGCGCGTGGAACGAGAACCCCCGTCAAGAAAACGGTAAGGTTCTTTTGGATAAGGTGATCGACGTTGAGGTTGCCAACCGTTCTGAGAATGGTAAAAAAGTTTTGAACGCTGTGGAGAAGGAAGAGCCAATCCACACGTCCACGGGTTTGGTCGCCGCTTTGACCAACCTTGAGAATGATGAGGAAGCGCAGTTCACCGCTCACGACCTCATTTTTGACCACGACGCCATCCTGATTGGCGAAGCTGGTGCAGCAACACCCGAACAAGGTGTGGGGATGCTCGTTAATGGCGAACATTCCATGATCATTAACTCCCGTCTCGACGAAGAGAGTGATCAAGAAATCGATTGGGCCATTCAGTCCATGATGCGCGCTTTGGAGCGGAAACGTCAAGTTCCCGTGATGCAGCGCGTGAAAGAAGCAATCATCGAGGCGTTCTCGGTGGCTAGCGACAACCCTGAACCTGAGGAGAACGCCGAAATGGCAAACGAAAAGGAATTCACGGACCTGAACAACCGTGTTACTGGCATCGAGACCAAGATTGACGGTCTGGGTGACATCATCGCGAACGCTTTGAAAGAAGCAATCGCTCCAATGGCCGAAACCATGACCCAGCTGGGCAATTCCATGAAGGCCAAAGACGAAGAAGTCAAAGCCGGTCTTGTCAACAAGGTCGTGACTGCGGGCATTCTGACCGAAGAAACCGCCAAAAACTTGGACCTGACCGCGTTGACCGAACTGGCCAACAAAGCAGAACCCAAGTCCGCCGCCAATGCCAAGTCCGGTGTTCTGAACGCCGACGATGGTGATGGCAAAGATGAATTTTCGGGTTACGACCTGAATGTGGTTAACGGGGGCAAAGAATAATGGCACCTGCGAACGTCATTTTCCGTGGGCCGACCGAACGTCAGCCCCACACGATTTCTCTGCCCGTTAGCGGTGCATTGAAGCCAGGCGTATTTGTCGAGGCGACGGCCACAGAACTGGTTGTTCTGACCACCGCCAACGGCAAGAACCCGCGCCTGTTGACAAACCGCGACTTTTACGGCCAGACCGTTGAAGACGCATACACCGACGGTGACACCGGACTGGGCTACAAGATCGAGCCAACTTTCGATTTTCTGGCCCGCGTCGCCGCCGCAACCTACGCGATCAACGATCCGCTCACCATCGGCGCAAATGGCTATCTGAAAGCCGCCGCCGCTGGTGACGTTGTTGTCGCCCATTTCACGGGAGTCGCGGGTGCTAAAAGCGCTGGCGATCTGGTCGATGTCACCATCGCCAACTCCTATGTTGTACAGGCATAAGGGGAACAACACCAATGCTGACTTTCACACCACAACAGCAGGCTGTTATTCTTAGCAACCGCCGCTCGTTCAACCACCGCCAAGAACGGATTACCAATGAAAACGGCCCCCAGTTCATCGGCAACGCTTCGGCTCTGCCTCGTGATGTCTGGGGTCAATGGGATCGTGAGGCTGTTCAAATCCAGCGCGACACCCTGACGCTTTTCGACGATCTGGCTGCTTCTTCGCAGATGGCGCTGCCCATCGGCAAGCTGGTGCACCACTTCCAGACCGTTGGCGACTCCGGTGAAGTGAACGTGTCGCTTGATGGCCGTGGCAAAGCGCGGACTGACCAACCCACCATCGAATACCACGGTACACCCGTTCCGTTGATCGATTCGGGTTACACGTACTCGTGGCGTCAGATGGAAGCGGCTTCTACCGAGGGCTACCAACTGGATGCGGCTGGTCGCGACAACTCCAACCGTCGTGTTGCCGAGAAGCTGGAAGACGCCGCGATGTATGGTTTCCCGACCATCGTTGTTGGTGAGGCCAAGTCCTACGGCGTTCTGAACCACCCGAACCGCAACTCCCGCGCCACTGGCGTTACCCTGAACGGTGCCTCCGGCGCAGAATGGGTTGCGGAAATGGTCGCCACCTTGAAGCTGCTTCACTCGGCAAACTACAAGGTTCCAGCGACTGTTTACCTGAACTGGGACGATTGGTTCTACGCCTCGACTGCTGAGTTCACTGCGGGCTACCCCAAGACAATCCTGCAGCGCATCAGCGAAATCGCTGGTATCAAGGAAATCAAGCCCGTCATGCGCCTGCCCGCAAACAACGTTGTTGCCCTGGTAAAAGACCGCCGTGTGTACCAAATGCTGAATGCGATGCCTGTCGTGACACGTGCCAAATTCCGCGCCAACCCCGAAGACGACTATGACTTCACTGTCATCGCCGCCGCTGCCCTCGAAATCAAGTTCGACGCCGAAGGCCAGTGCGGGATTGCTGTATCCAGCTAAATAACTAGCCTAGGGGCTGTTAGGGTCCCTAGGTCTCTCTTTCGATTTTAGATTGGATGAAGCATCATGAAAGTTAAAGTTACACGGAAAGGCCTCGTTAACGACAAGAACGAGCCGATTGAAGTGGGCAAAACCCTGATGATCAAGGGCGACAAAGTCCCTGCCCACATGGTCAACAAAGTAGAGCGCGTCGGTGACGTGGAAGAAAAAGAGCCAGACGCACCTGCGGAGAAATCCGGCGGGTCCAACGAGGCGGGCAAAAACACAGCCCCCGCCAAGTAAGCTCAGAAGGTTAATCAGATGTACGGTACAATTGACGGATGGGCCAACTACGTTGAAGAACGTGGGATTACCGATCAGGATATCACCAGCGCGAACCTCCCCGCGCTGGTCCGTGCATCTGATTATATCAAATACCATTACGTGGCCAACTTCCGGCGTGGTTTTGACGAGAACGTGCCAGAAGTCGAGCTTGCTACGTATGAGGCGGCATGCCTTGAGAATACAACGAATGGCTTCTTTGAGCGGACGCTAAATCCCTCAGAAGCCAAAGTACTGATTGCAGTGGACAGCATTCGTTGGGAGAAGGTGTCGGCAAATCGCCTTGACACGCCCGACAATTCACAACTGGTCCCCATCAGCACCAAGATTGAGATGTACTTGCGCCCTTACATGCGTTTCAATTCCTCAGTGGGTCTGATGTCAGTAGGACCGAGACGGTGAGCATCGCACAGGAAATAGAGGCGGCGCTGATCGAGGTCGGCCAAGACCTAAAAGGTAGCGCTTTCATGGTGTCGTTTACGCGGGCCACGGGCGCTACGCCTTGGGCACCAGCGGGCGACGGGCCACAAGGTGAAGTACCGGCTTTTGATCGCGGCAACAAACGGATTATGCCTCGCGGGTCGACGACAGAAATGTCTATGAGGATGTTACTGCTCCCCGCTACTGGTAGTTACGTGCCCAAGATAGGCGACTCAACAACGCTGGACGGTCGCGAGTTTAAGATTGAGAGTGTAGAGCCTCTTTCGCCCGTCGGTGAGAGTTTGATGTATAAAGTAGGGTTGATCGACTAATGGCCGTGCTGCAAGAAGTTAGTCTAAAGCGCTTTTGGGCCATGACAGACGAGCGGTTGCAGCGTGTAGTTGTTGAGTCCGTGAAGGACCTCGTTAGCGCCATGCAAGAGAAGAGCTTAGGCGTTACGGCTGGTGGCACCCTCGTGATGGGCAAAATGCCCTACGTAACCACGAATTTGGTTACCAGCTTGACCGTGGAAGTCGGTACTAGGGTCTTCGTTGGTCAATTTGCGTACGGCGAATCGATGGACACGTACCAATTAGGCGACGAGGTTGAATTTTACTGGAACCAGCCTTACATGGCGTACATCGAGTACGGCGACGATAAGTTCGCGGGGTGGCACCCAATCAGTACCAACGCCGCGAAGTGGCCTGACATTGTTCTAGCCAACGCTCGTCGGATTAGAAACAGGCGCACGACAGCATGATTTCCTCAAAAGACATCGAAAAGAAACTGGGCAAAATCCTGCACGACGCCAACATAGCACCGATCCAATTCCCCAATGGTCCGGTAGTAACAGACAAACCACGCTTAATGTGTGAGCACGAGATTGTAAGCCGTACCAACCCCGGCCTACGGGCGGGAGGTAAAATACAAAAAGGTATATGGATCGTAAAGGTCATTACTGACAAATCGGTGTTTACCAACCCCGCTTCGGATTTAGCGGAACTGGTGCTCCCCCTGTATTCTTTCGGGTCCTCATTCCCGATAGGTGATAGGGTTTTGCGTATTTACAAAGAACCCTTGCCTCTTAGTGGGTTCCCCACGGAGGCTTCTTGGTGCTTGCCCCTGCAGTTTCACTACATTGTAACGGGCAAGTAAACTTAAACAGGCACCTCGTAAGGGCCTAAACTGAAAGAAAACGACATGTCCGAAGAACTCAAGCCAGGCCTTGGCACATTTATTGAAATCGTTGCAGAAGCCCCTGCGACCGAAGACTCTGCAGGTTATGCAGCCCTGACTGGTCTGGCCGAAGTTGGTGAACTGACCGAGGTTCCTGAGTACGGCCCCGAACACGACACCGTGACCCACACCCCGCTGAAATCGGGCATCACTGCGAAGTACCATGGCGCTCTGAACTATGGCTCGCTTTCGCTGCCGATGGGTCTTGCAACCACTGATGCTGGCCAAATCGCTCTGAAAACGGCTCTGGCGTCCAAAGCCCGTATCACGATGAAAGTCACGTACGCCGATGGCTCTGCTGACTTCTTCCAAGGCAAGGTCATGGGCTTCAAGCGTGGCGCGTCCATCAACGGCGTTGTTCAGGCCACCGTGAAATTCGAAATCGAGACCGAGGTCATCGAAGTCGCCGCCTAATTCGGTCGGCCCTTGATGTCTGGGGGCCAGACTGGATATGTTGGGGCAGTTTTCGTGCTGGCTGCCCCAACACCTACCTAAGCACCAATGTAAACATAAGCACAAGGAACTATGTTATGGATTTCTCCACAATCGATCTGAAAAAAGCCTCCGACAAAGGCGCTGCTTGCCACCTCAAGCACCCCGTTCACGGCACTCTGCTGTATACCGAAGACGGCAAGAAAATCACTATCACCGTTCTTGGCCGCGACAGCAGTGCATTCCGCAACGCCATCGCAGAAATGAACGAGCGCGAGGCGGGTCCGTCCACCATGGACACCAATGACGCCAACGCTGTGGAACTGCTGTCTGCAGTAACCACGGGCTGGGACAACATCACGTGGGGCGATAAGCCTCTGGAATTCACGCCTGAGAATGTGCGCATGTTCCTGACCAAATTCCCCCCGATCCGTGCACAACTTGACGCGTTCATTGCCAAGCGCGCCAATTTTTTCGCAGACGCCAAGAGCAAGTAATTCTGTGGGCTAAGCAATACGCTTGGCGATCACATAGTTCTCTACGGTGGAACGCAGCTTTGATGCCCCCCGTAGAGAACACTTACTTATTGGACTGCCTAATGGCTCTTGGCTTCTTCGAGTATTCCGGAGAAATCCGCATAGCTCTAAGGCCCACCACGATAAAGCACTGGTCCGAACTCACGGGCTGGCCCCTCACCAAACAACAAGCAGAGACAATCCTAAAAGCGTCTCTCGGATTTGTTAGTGTCTTGAACGATAAGGAACATCCAGTTCCTTGGCCGAAGGGATTTGAACAGAAAGCTCTGGTCAAAGACATAAAATCGGTCTTCCGTCTCGCATCGAAAAGGTAACGCCCAGCATGGACTTTCTTACAATGCTTAAAATTGGTGTGGATTCTTC